CCGTCGCCCTTATCAACGCAGCGTTTGGCACGACGTTCAAGACTGAGGATTGGCCGACGATCATGATGCTGGACAAGATCGCACGAAGCCGTGGCCCGTGGGACCATCCCGACAACGACATTGATGCGATCGGGTACGCCGCGTGCAGGACCGAGGTCCGCGATGCGTGACGCCGTACCGCCGCTCACCGCCGACGACCTGGCCCACATGGAGCACCGGGCGCGTCGTTTTAGCGGCGCGTACACCGGGACGGCGGGCACGCTGGCCGGCGACGTGATACGCCTGCTACGCGAACGGTTGCGGCTGCTCGAGGAGATCGCACTGCTACGGGCACAACTTGAACAATAGGCTCCGTGCGTCACCTTTCCGCCGAGCCCGCGCCGCCCTAGCCGTCTCCCTCTCGGCTGGGGCGGTTGCGTTTAGGTCGTGCGGATTTTGCGAACGAAACCAGTGTGCTTCGCGGAGGAAGTTCTACGACGCGTCCGACAAATCCAGCTTTGGCAGCAAATCCGTTGCATCTGGACCCTGCGGAACAATGCGAGGGTCGAGGTAGCTCTTTATCGTGATCTGCGGGCTAGAGTGGTCGGCGAGCCGTTGGCCGGCACCAGGGCAGGCGGCCTCTACATAGGACACTGCCGCCCGCCTGATGCCGTGGAACCCACGGTACTGGACGTTCGCCCGCTTGCATATCCCCTGCAAACGCTTCCACAGGAGGCACGCTGAGCGATCCCACGGCCAGACCAACTCGCCCGACATGCGAATACGCCCGTTCAGCAGTTCGGCCGTGGCGGGCGAAATCTGCCGGGTGATGTCCCTGGTCTGGTTTTTTCGCGTTTCCGCCCGAAACGTGATGCGTTGGGCCACGAAATCGACTTCCCGCCAGCGGGTCGCCAGGGTGGCCGTGATGCGTTCCCCGGATTCCCAGAGCACGAGCAGCAGGGACGACCACCAGACCCCGGCAGGGACGCCTGAGATCGTCCCTGGCATGCGTCGGGCCTCGCGGATCAGCAAGGACACCTCGGCCGCCGTGTAGCCCGTAGGCGTCCGCGTAGGGGCTCTGATGATGGGCACCTCGGGCCACTGCTCTACGTAGCGTTTCCGGCTGGCGTACCGCCACAGGGCCAGAAGCTGGACCCGATCGCGGGCCGCCGTCGCCCGGCACGTCTCGCGCTCGCGAATCGCTAAGAACCTCGCAACCGTTAAGTCGGTTAAATCCGAGGTTTTCGGCGGTCCCGGCTCCCTGCCCGGCACCTGTGCCAAGTGTCTGGCGAAGTGCCGCAGCGTCACTTGATAGCAGTTAATCGACTTCTGGCCGAGCCTGCGGAGCGGTGAATACTCCGCGAGAAACAGCGTTTCGAGTTCCATGGTAGTACTCCTGGTTGGGGGCCTAACCTCCTGAATCTAGGTCGCAATCCTGCGCCGTGCGCCTCGGCGTGGTAGTCTCGTTTTGCTCATGTTTTCGAGCCTCTAGACCCTCTAGTGGACTCCGCTCCATTCGCAAGCGGGACTCGCTAGGTCACACTACGCGTCCCGCTCTGCAAAGGCAAGCAAGTGCGACTCAAAAAAGTTGCACCTAGGTTTACCATGGAGGGCATGAGCGTGGCTGTCCAACTACCACCGAAACGGAACCTGTGCGGCACCTGCGAAGCGGCAGAGATTTACGGGTGCGGTGAGAACCACATTCGAGGCATGGCGCTGCGTGGTGAAATCTGGTGCAAGCAGATCTCAAGCAGGTCGTTCGTGTACGACGCCGACGAGATCCGCCGGCTGGCTGCCGAGCGTGAGCAGCTGCGGAAGGCCGGCAAGCTTGGCGGGCGACGCCCAGGCACACACCGCCGCCGCAAAGCGTCCTAAAGTCCCACGGACCGAGAGCCGAAATTTTCCCTATTGACGAATTGGAGATGCCTCCATATCGTCACACCATCGTCAGGGAGGACGACATGAACGTTGACTACTGGGTTCAGTTGCTTTTGGTTGTCGTGCAGCTCATTTCTGCTGCTTTGAATTAGAGCTATCTGCAAATAACGAAAGGACTCGTTCAATGGACGCAGGGGATCGCGAATACGCCGGGGCCGTCGCTGGCATGCAGGAGGTCTACGGCAAGCGGATGTCGCAGAGCCGGGGAGTTCTGCGAAACGGTCGCGTGGTTCCGACGTGGTCGGCCGGTGACTACATCACCTGGAAGGACGACCAGGGCGAGATCCGCCAGGGCTACGTCATCGAGGTGCTGTGTGAGGACAGGGACGGCACCTACCACGTTAAGGAACACAAGCGGGGCGGTGGGACGGAGCACTGGTCCGTCGATGGGCACCAGATTCGGGTGATGTGAACACAGGAGAGCCGGCGGAGCCGGCGTTTCAAGGAGGCAGTTCCCGGTGGACGCAGGACGCGGAAGCCGGATAAGGGATTCAAACACGAAAGGACGCGGCATGAGCACGGAGATCAGCACAAACACGACGCCCGCGAGGGGGCTGGCCCTCGCCACGATGGAGGATGCGTTTCGGTTCGCCAAGATGGTGTCGGCTAGCGAGTTCGCCCCGAAGGACTTCCGGGGCAAGCCCGAGTCGTGCCTGCTTGCGGTGCAGCATGGCAGCGAGGTCGGGCTGGGCCCGATGCAGTCGCTGCAGTCCATCGCGGTCATCAACGGTCGCCCGTCAGTGTGGGGCGACGCGGCCCTGGCCCTGGTCATGGGATCCGTGGTCTGCGAGTACGTCCGCGAAACAGTTGACGGCGACGGCGACGCCATGGTGGCGACCTGCGAGGCGAAGCGGCGAGGCTACCCAAAGGCCACCGTGGTGCGGTTCACGGTCGCAGACGCCAAGAAAGCCGGTTTGTGGGGCAAGTCTGGCCCGTGGACGCAGTACCCGCGCCGCATGCTCCAGCTGCGGGCTCGAGGCTTCGCCCTGCGTGACGCCTTCCCCGATGTTTTGAAGGGCCTTGTGACCGCCGAGGAGGCGCAGGACTACCCGATCACCTCCGAGGCCCCGACGGTTGTGGCTCGTGCGCACGAGCCTGCAAGAGCCACGCAAGTGGCACAGCCGTCGGTTGCCTTGGAGAGGCCGGAAGCCACAGAGCAGGACATGCAGAAGGCTCGGCTGGCCATCTCGCGGGCCAAGGCTGTCGAGCGTCTGCAGGACATCAAGGGCACGGTCGAGCAGCGGATCGACGAGGGCTTCTACACCAGCGTCCAGGCGTCCGAACTGTTCGACCTCATCGACACGCGGATCGAACTCCTGACGCCCGGAGACGACGCCGGGCAGGAGTTCACGCACGAGGCCGCTGAGCACGAGGTGGCGTCATGAGCAAGCCATTCGACGCTGACGCCCTGGCGGAACACCGCAAGCGTGAGCAGCTGCCGATCGACGCCGAGCAGATCGTGCCGGTCGAGCCGTGCCGTGTGCCTGCGGAGAACACCGTTCCCGTGAAGCCTGGCTACGCCTCGGCGGCGCGGCGTGCCGGGTGCGAGGACGAATGGAGCAATGCGATGCAAGCCCGCTACGGGTGGGACTGATGGACCGATTCCTAACTGATGAAAGGACTCATCGATGAGAGCGTTGATTTTGATTCTGTGCCTCTGGTGTTCCCCGGTCTCGTTCGCGAGCCATGACACCGAGGAACTTCCGGCGGTCGCCGCTACGGAGCGCGGCGGTTGCCCTGGTGGTGTCTGCAAGCCCAAGCGACCACGCCCGAGGCCGACCCGATAACCCCGTGAGAGCCTGCCGCGCCGGTCCGGTGATGAGCCGGGCCGGCTGCGGCGGGTCGCAAGGACGCGAACCATGAGCGACTACTACACCGAAACGCTTGACCTGCCGCTGTTCCGCAAGACGGACCCGGTGACCAGCAAGATCTCCGGCACCGCGGCCCGTGCGTTCAAGGGCGAGCACGAGCGGCGGATCATTGAGGCGTTGGCCGCGGGGCCGGCTCACCGCGACGAGATCGCGAGGCGGGCCGGCATGACCCGTGACGCAGTGTGGCGACGCCTGGCGGCGATGGAGCGCGGCGGACTGATTGAGAAAGCGGGCATGGCTCGCGGAGACAGCGGGCTGAAGCAGGCGGTGTATCAAGCTCTAACTACGCAAAAGTAAGGGTTTTTGCCAATGAAACAGGAAGTTTGCGAAGCGCCCGAAGCCGGTATGCAATTGCCGATGGTTTTTGATTTCCAAACCGGAGGCACCGACATGGCGAAGAAGCATCCAGAGGCAGTAAAGGCGATGACAGCGGAGGTCAAGAAACTCTGCAAACAACTCAGCAAGCTTGGGACGGACGACGCCGTAGCGTTTCTGAACGAAGCACGGCGAATGCTTCACGAGGCGAGCCCGTTTAAAGACGAACCTGTAGACCTGGTGTTGTGGGTGAGGAACGACACGGTGCAGGCGAACGACTACAACCCGAACAGCGTCGCGCCGCCCGAGATGAAACTGCTTGAGCACTCAATCACGGAAGACGGATACACGCAGCCGATTGTGTCGTGGCGGCGAGAGGACGTGCACGAGGTGGTTGACGGCTTTCACCGACACCGCGTCGGCAAGGAAAGCGATCTCGTGCGTGGACGGGTGCTCGGTTACCTGCCGGTCGTGACAATCAACAACACGCGACTCGACAAGGGCGACCGGATGGCTGCGACGATCCGACACAACCGAGCGCGCGGCAAGCATCGCGTCGATGCGATGTCGGAGATCGTGATCGACCTTAAGCGTCGCCGTTGGTCCGACGCGAAGATCGGCAAAGAACTTGGAATGGACCCTGACGAAGTGCTTCGGCTGACCCAGGTGAGCGGACTGGCTGAACTGTTTGCTGACCGAGACTTTTCGCAGGCATGGGAAGCGGAGCGAATTGAAGAGGAACTAGATGAAGGCTGATCTGCGTCCGTACACGGAATGGGAAGACTGGCTTGCCGGCATGTATCGGGATGTGTCCGCTGCAGACGAGGGGCGTCTTACGTCTGCCGCTGCGTCGCTGCTGTCGGACGCCAATCGCCTAGCTGCTGCGATGCGGGAAGTCACTGTTGAGTGGAAACATGCGAGCGAGGCGAACCTACATGAGCCTCCGAACAACCGGGCGTGGCTAGGCCAGGCGGCGTGTGCTTTTGCCGCACAAGTCCCAGAGCATTTGACTCGAGCTGCGTGGGGAATAATTACTGATGCGGAGCGGCTGCAAGCCAACAGGATTGCGGACCGCGTCATAGACGAGTGGAAGTACCGCACCAGACGAAACCCCCAGATGGAGTTTTCCTTCAATGAGCGTTCGTATTCGAGACATGAGCAGGGCTGACAAGGATTTTTACAAGCATTTCGGTCCAGTATTTGGCAGCAGAAACATTGCAAGACAGGTTGGGGTTCACCCGTATGACGACGACGACAAGCTTTGGATTACAGCGTTTGATGGCCGGCGGCTTGTGGGGTGGATGTCAGTCCGCGGGAGGCTTGTGTCCGACTGTTTTGTTGTTGAATCGCACCGGAAGAAGGGGTTGTTCGCGACTTTGTTGAAGCATGCTGTTGCCAGCCACGGAGGCAGACTGCGTGCTGTGTGCACCAAGGCCAGCGCACCGGCGTTTGCCAAGGCTGGGTTCAAGAAAACAAAAGCTTCTAAGAACTTTGTGTGGATGGAGCAGCCAGATGCCTAAACGCATGTTGGAAAAGAACGTGTTGGACGCAGCGAAGGAGCGTATCGCGTGGGCGTTCGACTCGTGCGAACGCGTCTACTGCTCTTTTAGTGCGGGCAAAGACTCTACGGCGATGATGCACCTTGTCATGGAGGAGGCAAAAAAAAGAGATCAGACAATCGGTGTGCTTTTCATCGACTGGGAATGTCAATTCACGATGACGATTCGCCATGCCCGCAAGATGTTTGATGAGTACGCCAAGTGGATCGAACCGTATTGGGTAGCCATACCTATGACCACCTGGAATGGCTGTTCCCAGCATGAGCCGGAATGGATCGCGTGGGACGAAAACAAGACGTGGGTTCGCGACAAGGAAGACATCTCAATCAAGCGGGGTGATTTCTTTGATTTCTATGTCCCCAACATGATGTTTGAGGAGTTTGTTCCGCTGTTCGCCCAGTGGTATGGGCGAGGCAAGCGGACAGCGTGTTTTGTTGGGATCCGCACGCAGGAAAGTTTGAACCGTTTTCGGACTGTTGCCAGAGACAAGCCGATGCTGGATGGCAAGCCGTACACCACAAACGTGGTTGACGACTGCTGGAACGTCTACCCGATTTACGACTGGCAGACGGAAGACATCTGGACGTACGCCGCAAAGTCGCGGACTACATACAACCCGCTGTATGACCGCATGCACCAGGCGGGAATGACCATTCACCAGATGCGTATCTGCGAGCCCTTTGGTGACACGCAGAGGCAGAGCCTGTGGCTGTATCAAGTTGTCGAGCCCGAGATGTGGGGGAAGCTTGTAGAGCGAGTGGCGGGCGCTAATACCGGAGCGCTGTACGGGAATGAACGCGGGAACGTCTTAGGCAAGGGAGATATCTCATGCCCAAAAGGGCATACATGGAAGTCTTACGTTCAGTTCCTACTCGGATCCATGCCGCCGCGAACGGGCGAGCACTACAAAAACAAGATTGCCGTGTACCTGAAGTGGTGGAAGGCAAGGGGCTACCCAGACGAGATACCGAACGAGGCAGACAAGAAACTTGAAACGCTCGGCAAGGCTCCCAGCTGGCGCAAGATTGCCAAGTCGATTTTGCGGAATGACTACTGGTGCCGGTGGCTCGGATTCAGTCCGACCAAAACAGCCGCTTACCAGAGGTATATGGACTTGATGAAGCGCCGCAGGAAGGAATGGAAAATCTACGAACCGGAGGCCAAGGATGGCCCGAACCCGCAGCATTAAACCGTCGTTCTTCAAGAACGAATATTTGGCAGAGTGCGATCCGATGGCACGCCTGCTTTTCGTCGGGCTCTGGACGCTGGCCGACAGCCAGGGGCGAATGGAGTTCCGCCCGCTGCGTATCAAAGCGGAACTGTTTCCGTACGACAACTGCGACATACTCGGCCTGCTAAAGCAGCTGGCCGATAGGGGCTTCGTCCGAGCCTACGAATCGGGCGACGTGAAGGTGCTCGAGATCCCGACTTTCGGGGAGCATCAGCGGTGTCACCCCGACGAGCGTGACGAAGGGCTGCCGCCACCCGATGAATCGGCGGAAATCATCGTTTTCCCAGAGCCAAACGGAAAACCGGGAAATCCGGCGCTGGAGCCGGGAAATCCCCCGGCTTCTTGCGCCTTTAATCCTTCTTCTTGTCTTCCTTCTACCTCTAATCCTTTGAGTGCTCCGAGCAAGCCCGCTTCGCGGTCTGGCTCGAAGCCGGCCGATCCGCTTCGGTGGTCTGCGGAAAACGGTTGGGAGGGCATCACCGACGCTGACCGTGCGGAATGGTCACAGGCTTACCCGGCGGCTGACCTTCCCGTCGAACTCGCTAAGGCCACTCAGTGGCTGAAGGCGAACCCGAAGAAGGCACGGAAATCGAACTGGCGTAGATGGCTCACTACGGTCTGGCTAAGTAAGTGCCAAGACCGGGGTGGCACGCATCGTCAGGCAGGCAATCGACCAGACGAACGGCCGAAGCCTGTGGCTTGGAAGGACCAGTACCAGCCAGCCCCGTACCGGCGACCAAAGGAGGTCGCCGCGCTTGCACAGAAACTCAAACTCAAGGAGGAGTCTGCATGAACAATCTTGCCCCCATTGGCGTTGCCGAGATCGCCGAGCAGCTGCGGGCCCGCGCCCGGTTGCCGACGACGGAGAACATGACCGCCGTGGTGATGCTCCTGGCGGCCGGCGTGGTTGAGTCGCTCGCGAACCGCACGGTGGTGCTCGCACGCGAACTCGAGCAGCTGGAGGCCCGCCAGCAATGAGCATCACGCAGACCTGCATTCTCGCACTGGGTTCGATTTTGAACGTGCTCATCTTCGCGTTGGGGGTGAGCGTTGGAAGGACGATGACACCGAAGGGAAAGGAATCCTCAGATGACAGCGACGGCGACCCCTACGAAAAGGCGAAGAAGTACTGGCACACACCTCGACCTGTCCGCCCTGCGGGCGGCGCTGGCGACGGTAAGCCCGGCGGTGCCGGGCAAGGCGAGCAAGCCGATCTTGATGAACGTTTTGCTCGGCTCTGGCAGCCTCACCGCCAGCGACCTGGAACTCCAGATAGAGACGAGTCTGGACTTTCATGATGACGCCCTACTGCTTCCGGCGGCGCGGCTGCAGGCGATCTTGGCGACGGCGACGGATGGCGACGTGACGCTTTCGCCCGACGGCACGTCGTGCACGGTCAGCGTCGGCCGTGGCTCGTGGAAGCTGCCAACCGAGGCAGCTGCTGAGTTCCCGACGTGGGAGCCTGCGGACGCCACTCCGGTCTGCCGGCTGCCGGCGGACCAGTTCTGCCGTGCGGTGCGGAGCGTGGCCTATGCCACGGACAACGAGTCCAGCCGCTACGCCCTGGGGGCGGTGCTTGTCGAGGTCAAGGACGGCACCGTGCACTTCGTCGGCACCGACGGCCGCCGGCTTTCTGTCTACGAGGCTGAGGTGGACCAGGCGGTGGACGACCGGACCGTGCTCATCCCGGCTCGTGCGATTGCCGTGATGGCTCGCGTCGCGTCTCACTCCGAGGGCAGCGTCCAGCTGGAGGCGACCGGGAACGAGGTTATCGCCGAGTGCGACGGCACGACGGTCACGGCTCGGCTCA